ACCTTTAAGAACATCGCCTTCCATTAAATAGATTGGAGTATCAAGTATAACTAACGTTGCGTCAGCTGGTACTGATATTGTTTTTGCTAAGTGAAAAGTTCCAGATGTATCAAAGTTTGAAATACCATCTGGAGTAAAGTTTGATTTTGTAACGGATAAAGTTAAGTCTGCTGCATTCGTTCCATCTACGTTTGCACATGTAATTCTATTTACTTTAACAACTTTATCTGAAGCGACTGTCATTAAAGTTGTAGTTGTTGTAGCTGATAAAGCGAATCCAACCGATTCACCTTTAATACTCGATACTGATACTATATTTGGGTTTGCCATAATTTACTCCTTTTAACCGAAAACGATTGCCATTGCAATAGCTTTTCCTGTTGTAATTCCTGCTGTTCCAAAACTTAAAGTTCCAGATCCATTTGTAATTAGGGCCTGATCTGCTGACCCATCAGCGTTTGGAAATGTAAGTCCATCAAGAACAATATTTCCTGATCCATTTGGTGTAATAGTAATATTACCATTTGAACCATCTACGATAGTAATTACACCTGAATTTGATCCTGAATTAGTATCTAAAACAAGATTGTGAGCTCCACTAGAAGTTATTGTTGCATCTGCTGCTCCTGTTCCTACAACAATTTCACCACTTCCTTTTGGTGAAACAGCTAAATCTATATTTGAATCATCTCCTAAAGCAGATAATTTAGGATCATTACCTGTAGCTGCATTGGTAACATTTAAATAATTTACAGCTGAACCTGTAGTGGTAAAAAATAATTGTTCATTTGAACTTTCATCTGTAATACCATGAGCATCGTCAACTATTATATTGAAACTATTCGTATCTAAATTACCACCTAGTTGTGGTGAAGTATCATCAACAACATCTGATATACCAGTTCCAATTGCAAGTGTTTTAATATCAGGATTTGTGCCATCGTTAGCTGCAGCAAAAACCATTTTATCACCTTTGTTTGTTGCAGAAAAAGTAAACGTAGCTCCTGAACCAGAAACATATTTAAATTGAACTGTATATGCTCCTGAAGTTGAATTTCTTAAAATATAAAAAGTTTGAACATCTAAAGGTATTGTTACAATTTGATTTCCTGTAATTGTACCTGTGAACTCAATCATTCTATGAGATAAAGTTGCACCAGTTGATCCATCACTAACTGATAGTGCTGTTGTTTGTGCTCCACCAGCAATAGATTGCTGAGTAAATCCACCAGAGATTTGTTCTATGATTTGTAAATTAGTATTAGTTTTTGTTCCCCATGTACCGGCGTTTTCACCAGTTGCCATTAGTTCAACACCAAGAGGTGTATATGTTGATGCCATAATTTATCTCCTATGCAGCGTCAGTATAACTTGTATTTGATCCACTTGCAACATTTGAATACGAACTATTTGATCCGGTCGATTGATCAGAATAGGACGAATTAGATCCTGTTGATGTATTACTATACGATGTATTTGAACCAGTTGCAACCCCAGAAAAACTACTATTTGATCCTGTGTTTATGTTAGCATATGCTTCAACACCACCCTCTCCTTGTAATGCATTCATGGCATCTAAACTTAAACCAACGACATCTGCTGGTGCTATAGATCCTACAGCTGAAGTTGCCGATACTCCTGTTAAACCAACAACATCTGCTGGTGCTATAGATCCTACAGCTGAAGTTGCAGCAACACCAGTTAAATCAACTAAAGTAGCAGGACCAACTTCTACTGATCCAAGACTTGATGTTGCTTCTATACCAGTTATATCTGCTGGACCAAATTCTAATCCTAGTGTGCCAACATTAAATGTGGCTGAAACTCCTGATATTGTAGCTGGACCAAACTCTAATCCTAAAGTTCCTTGACTAATTGTAGCTTGTTGACCTGTTATGTCTGGTGTTGAATCAAGATTAATTGTTGTAGAACCAACGTTTGTTTCTGCTTCTTGACCAGATAAACCAACAACATCTGCAGGAGATATAGATCCAACGCTTGTAGTTGAAGTTACACCAACCAAACCAATAACTTGATTAGGAGACTCACCCCAACTTAAATCACCCCATTCATCTCTACCCCAACCAACTAAAGTTCCTGTATAAGATAAAGTTGGAGTTGCAAAACTAGATTGTACACCGGTTACAGGAATTCCTAACTCTGCATCTATGTCAAGACTTCCAACACTCGTTGTCATTGAGTGATTAGAACCAATCATTTCAAGGAGATATGCAACTCCCATAGTGATAGATCCTGGAGAAGCTGTTGCTTCTAAACCAGTAACAGAAACAGTTTCATCTGCACCTTCACCCCAATCAGCTGTATTCCAAGTTAATCTTCCCCATCCTGTTTCATTAAAGGATGAAGTTTCTCCTAATTGTGATGTAGCTGCTTGACCTGAAACAATGGCTGTAATGACATCATCTTGCCATTCGTTTGATCCCCAAGTGTTATTACCCCAGGTAGATGCCATAAGGAGTTCCTCCTTACGCTATACGAATTATTGCGTTACTTGCGTCTGCTGTTGGAAATTGAATTGTGAATGTTCCACTTGATACTGTCTTGTCACCACCGAACGCGATAACAGCAACAGCTTTGTCAGATTGATCATCGTTATAAATTAATGCACCATTTGCTGTAAAAGATGCTGAAGTATAACTAACATCTGCAAAATCACAGAATGCAGTTGTTCCAGAAGTAGTTGGCGTAACGCTTGTTAATGTTGCACCACCTGCAGAGTATGCAGATCCAGATGTATTTGAAATTTCGTTTGA